CCACGCTTGTCATCGATAACCATTAAAACAAAACCAATGACACCCTCGCTTAACATCCTCACCCAAGCCAGCGGCATACTTAGGCAAGTGTCCTTTACTTAGTGAATGTGATTGTAAGAACGAACTCCTCACATTACTTTTGCAACTGGTGAACCTCGTCGCTCCTAAACACTGTAGTTATGAGTAAAACATGTGGCCAGCCCCAACAGTATCAGTGTTATTTCTGCTGGGAGGCTCTTTACTCGCAAGGCCCACTAATTTATTTTCTATTGTTTTTGTATTTTTCTCGATTTTATATTGTTTTTGGTGCTGTAATGGCAGACAATTAACAAATAGTAATGACGGTAAGTGTACTGTAGTTTGTAGCTGATGTGCGTATGAGCTCAATTGCTTGATCAGTTGCCGTTGTTTTCACACGAATCCGACAGACAATTGGATTGTCGGTGAGATTGTTGAAGGTAAGGACAGCTGTGCAATCGGCTGTTACAGCAGCCACATTGCAGAAACTACCTGGCGTCGCGGTTGCTCCACGCGCCACCATTAAAATTTCGTAATTGCCAGGGTTCGCGAACGAAAGGTACTGTGTCCCTTGCTGCACTGCGGAATCGGATACCCACATGAGAAGGCTGCTTTGGAAAGCAGGTGCCAGCTGAGGCCGAGCCCAAGGGCCATTAGATGGCAGCAACTCGAGAAGGTTGCTGCCAGCTGCTGTGCCGTTGGTAAGATTTGCCATTGGCGAAGTACCGAGTGTTGTTGAGTCACCCATTGGTGGCTCGGTAGTTGTGGCATTACACCACACTGCAGCGCAGAGACCCTGATTGAGATTGTCAGTGGGAAGCGCTGGAAGATTGAGCTCGATATCATAAGTGACAAAGATGCTGCCAATGATGGTCCCAGTAGTGGCTGGGAGACCTTCTGTGGCAACTGTCACCACGCCATGGTCGTACAGGTTGGGTGGTCCTGATGCTCCATGCCTGCGGGTAAAAAGGTGTTCACTGGCTTGGAGCGTAGGGTCACACTCAATCCCATGCATCATGTTCTCGGATGGGTTGGCACGACTATGAAACGCCGATTGGAGCATGCTCTCCATACTTGTGTAGGGCAGCTCGTTAGCATTGTATTGGGTTGCAATTGCCACCCTACCCAGAGCCATGTCAGAAGAATAGTTACTACTGGTAGACTCATAGGAAAAGATGGCACCATGCAATTCCCACTCAGTAAAATGCTTTGCAATGTCAGATAACCATGGGAAAGTGGTTGAATCTGTGCATTGCAATCGCAACTGATGTTGGTCGAACTTCGTAGGGTCAGCGGGGACCACAATATTTTCGACAAACTCACGCTTTTGCACTCGAATTGAGGATGCTCCAGATGGGGCAAAAGACATTTCGCCGGGCTGGAGAACAT